AAAGCACCTAATATACATTAGGTACTTGAGCCTCTTCCTTATAATTGATGGACATACATTGTCTGAACAGGGTTATGCCCTCCCCTTCATTCAGTACTATAAATATTTAGTGGGGGGACTGCTGTTAAAGGAGACCACCGTATATATTGATATATCAATGTTTTTCAGTGTTTTTGACCATATTATTTTTTCTAATTTCACCTTATAATAATCTGTAAAAAATAACAAGTATTATGTTCTAATTTATAACTGAATATCTATATTTTATTCTCACAAGTTAAAATTAACAATCCGCTCTTACTTAAATCTTGATTAAGTACAGTCCACGTTTTCTCAATCACACTAAAATCCTTACCGCTTGCAAATAAACTTCTATTTATTTCATTATCCTGTACAATAACCTCAATCTGATTATTCGGTAATATAATAGGTTGATTAAAATTAACTGAAAATGATTTATTGTCGACTATTGCAGCAATATAAAAATCTTCCCCTTCTATATATTCATATATAGGCTCTCCAGTGTATGGATTCTCACCAATTTGAATTTCTGTAGGCTCGCCTTTCATCTTAATAGTAGCATTCAGATGTCTAATAAGAGTTTTATACTTACTGCCACGTTTTGTAATGGATTCAGTAATAGAAATATACTTCTCACCTTCTAATGTAACTATATCGCCCCTAGAAACTTTCTGTAGGCTATGTATGTATCTTTGTTCATATTCATCAACTGGTGGGTTTGTTACGATTACATTTATTTTAGCGTCATTTACGATTACACTTTGTCCTGCTGAATCAAATATGTATTGTAAATCTTCTATATTATATGTAAACATTGTTTACCTCTCCTTTCTCAATCAGCAAACAACATAAAGAAGTTAGATTCATTTTGTAATTGTTCATCTGTTTTCAATGTGCGAATTTTACGTTCCAATTGATCTATGCGTGATTGAATCGAATCACTAAAATCAGATACGGTCATATCATCAACTTTAACTGCTTTCATTCTAGTTACATCATTTGCAATACTTTCTAGTACAGATAAAGCCGATTGATAGATACATTTCTTATTGGTTGCTGATTGTGGGTTATATTCATCAAATGGTTGTAAGTTGTTTTCTTGTAAATAGATTGATAGTTCATCCTGTTCAAGTTTTACATTTTTAACTTCTAATTCTAAGCGTTGGAGATTATTCAAGTTTAATCATTCCTTTCTATAAAATAAAAAGACACCCGATTATTCAGGTGCCTTAACTTCTTTTATTTATAATAGTTTCAATCATATCAATAATATAAGTTAACTTTCCATTTACTTCTTTATCATTAGCATTCATTTTAGATTCAATCTCATTAATACGATTTTCAAAAAATCCATGATTACTAATTATTTTATCGTACCACTTTCTAAAATCAATGTTTTCTAAAGTCCCAACAATAGATTCACACTCAGCACACCTTACAAATGCAATTGTTTTATTTGTTTCCGTATCAACGGAAAATGTTTCATTTTCGCATTTAGGACACTTTGACATACATCTACCACTCCCCACCAAATATTTGCTTACAATTACAATATTCGACAAATAGTGGTAAAGTCCTGCGTTATATAAAATTACTACTCCTGTATAGTAGTTAAGATTCCATCTTCAAAATAAAGATATTTATATCCATCATATACCCACTGCTCATTTGTACCATCGGCATTGGTTGTTTTATTAATATCATTAGGTCTACCCCAACCTTCTGTTAATACTTCTTCTTTAGTCATACCAATGGAAACAGGTTGAGGATTACGAGTTCTATAATCTGTGTCAATTTTTAATTGTATTTGTTTACCTTCTACTTTTTCTTGTTCTAGTTCCTCCTCATATAAATCGGAGTAATATTCTTCTTTTTCAGTTGAAATTTTTTTCACTTTTTCAATCTTCTCTTTGAGTTCATCAGGAATGTATTTCACGAATTTTAAATGACGTAAAACAGTATCATATCTCCCTGAAAGTTCACCATTGCTGTAGTTTTCACCATTTTCACTTATATCCTTATATGTTTCTAATGCACTGGCTAACCAATTGTAATCTATTTTCAACCTACCCTCATTACTTTGAGTTTTTTCTTTTAAAGTATCGTAATCCTCATTTAAAACTAGTTGTATATATTCTCGTTCTTCTTCTGTGATTTCACGGGTGTATTCATTTTTAGTGACTTTGGTATTTGCTTTTTCTGATAATTCATTATTAGAACCGCATCCAGTTAAAACTAAAGTAGCCACAAGTAACATAAATACCCTTTTCATCCATATCCCCCTATAGACGTTATGGTTAAATTATTGAAGCATTGTGATTTTTTCTAATTTGTATGTTCCATCTTCACTAATAAAATTAACTTCATATCCAATAAAACCACCTACCGCTTGATTTTGATACCTCGTAATTAATCCACCATCTTTTTTCAGAAACATTCCCTTTTCAACTGTCCAATCCGCCATATCCTTATGACTATTTTGAACAATTTCATTCGTCCTTTCTAATTCTTCGTACCAATTAACAACCCTTTCATAATCTGTTTTAGATACAAATGAACCGTCAGAAAGAATTTTTTCTATTTCTGAATATGCTAGATCCTTCTTTGCAGTTTCCCAAAGGTATAATTCAGCATCTTCAACGCTTTCAAATTTAACAATTTCTTTAATCTCTTCTTTTGTAGTGACATTATTCGATGCATTTGAACTACATCCAGACAAAACTAAAATAGCCATAAATAATATAAATGCCCTTCTCATCCTATATTCCTCCCATATACTTTATGGTAAAATTTTACCATAAAACCATAAAGAGGAATATGTAATCTTTCACAATTATGATAAATTACAAATATACGAGCAAAATTAGAAAAGGCAACTAAAGGAGTTATGAATAATGAGTGAATTAAAAACGATTACTATGACATTCCAAGGTAAACCAAGTAAAGAAGCGATGAAAAATTTTGCTTCCATTGTAAATGAAGTATACGACAAAACTAAATTAAAGGAATTAGAGAATAAAAGATTGGTTAGTGAAAATGATAAATCTGAGCAATAAATTAAAACTATAATTATGAACTAACAACTAAAGGAGTAGTACATGTGAGTGAATCAAAACAATCTGTTAAAAAGACGAAAAAGGCAAAAGAATTAAAAGTAACTAAAGTGGAATTTTCAAATAAATTTACACTAGAAGAGTACTTTATGAAAGAAGTAAATATCCTATTACAAAAGTATAAATAGAAGTATAAATATCATAAATTTTTTATTCTAGTGTGTGTAAAGCGATATGTTAGCGACCTCAATTTCCAATTTAGGGTATCGAGTATCCAAACGAATCACCCATATAAGGGTTATTATCAGTACAACTCATCAAATAAAAGAAAAATTTTATGCGAAAATATGTATTAAACATACAACAATTTCAGCATATAATCATAATTATGTGCTGAGTTAAGTTTTATAGACCACCAATAAACCTTTATATACCAACGTTTTATAGACGTTATAAAATGATGTCTACTAAACGATATACATTATTTTATACATTGCCTATAAATCAACGTTTTGGGCTATATAATAGGCTTTATATGATGATAAATATTGCATAAATAATTAAGGTCAATCTGAATTACTATTCACCCTCTAAACTGGAAATCCAACACATAACCGATTAATGGACTGTGATATAAATTTTTAAAAACGAGTTAGGTGTCGGTTTGGTCGACACCTTTATTATTTATAATCCCCCTGCCGTCATAACATGTGCGTGCGAGGTGATATACACTTTACTACACTAAAGCCTTGATACATCTACATTTTCATTAAACCGTTACTCCTTCACCCTTCTTATTATTATAGCTTAATGAATCATCATTTATAGTATCTACTTGTACTGTACCTGTCCCCTCATTCATAATCCGATTTAACTCGAACTGTACATCCGTTGTAAATGGAGAATCTTCTAAAATTCCTTCTAAACTAATAGCACCCATCTCACGTAACGTTTTCATATTGTCGATAATCTCTTTATCATTTGAAGGAGTCGCATAAGTAAATACCAAGTCCAATGAATCAAACTCATCATCCGTAAACGATATATTTCTATATCCCTCTAACAATCGTCTAATTTTATTGAATTTCTGCTCCAAGCCTTCACGCATGAATTGTTCATTCATTCCTGCCTTAATCGTACTCAACTGGAATAATAGCTTAATACTAACTTCTGACAGGTTACTTATATCTGTCTTATTCATTGATACGGCTGGTGTACTTGATACATCTAATAAACTTTGTAGCAATGTCTTATAAATGGTTTCAAATGATTTATAATCTAATTGACTGTTTACAAACTTTGCATCTGCTCCATCATCTAAATTGATACCTTTGCCAACTACAGAGCTATCAATATTTTGCCCCTTCAATGTTTGCCCCGACACAATAAATAGTGGATCAATAAACTTGTACGTTGCGTCCATATATTTTGATAATAAGTCTTCAAGTCCATCAAGAATACTAATCCAATCATCTAGTTCCGATTTACCTTGTGTCTCGTCCATTTCATTATCATTATGATATATAATAGGTAATCCACTGAGAGAAGCGTATCGCTCCCTTAATTTCATTTGCCCACCTGCATCTGAATATTTCTCTACGGTCTTATCTGTAAACACTGTGTAATAGCTAATACCATCAACTATATAAGCTTCCACAACTGCAATGAGATTCTGTTCATGGTCATACAATGGATAGAACTCACTAGGATCAAGTATCTTACTTTTAATCACACCATTATCAATATATAAGTATTCCGCACA